CTAAAATATTAAATAAATCTAGAAGATTAAATAAAAAAGTACATTTTTTTGCTAAGTGTCTTTTGCATGGTATGGAAGGTCATAGAGTTAAAAAAGAATTTGAATCAAATGATAAAGATGGAGAGATATATAGATGGAGTTCTTTACGAAAAGTTCCATTTGAACAAAAAGGTAATTGGATGATACTCGCTAGAATCAATGATGTAAAAAAAGAATTACAGGAAGAGGCTAAAAACATGGGCTTATACTTTCAAGATATGAAAGGAAACAAATCCTATGACATAAATCAATGGAAAGCTATTCAAGATTGGGATAAAATTTGTAGCGGAGGATCTATCAATAGAGAAGACGCATGCATTATGTATAATTATCTTCTAAACATAGATCACGGCTACCGTTCAGCGGACAGCAAAAAGTGGAGTTTTGCACATCCAAACCAGCTATTTGATTTCAACGAATTACACTTGCGTGGTGGAATGGTAGAAGAAAAAGCAACTTGGCAAGAAGCTTTTAAAAGAAAATTTAAAGATTCCGAAAAGAAATATTTTATTAAATTAATTGAATCAGAAGTAAATTTAGATGAAAGAGCACCTATTTTAATTGATACTATACACCAGGTAAAAGGAGGCGAGGCAGATAATGTTATTCTATCCTCAAAATGTAACTTCCCATCACATTACGATAGAAAATCATTATTAGATAAGGTGCAAGAATTAAGAGTTTGGTACACTGGGGTAACTAGAGCTATAAATACACTACATTTGTTAGGTACGTTTCATAAGTATAATTTTCCATTGAGTAAATATTATAAATTGTATAAAAGTAATTATGTCGGTTTTTAAAAAACAAGAAGGCGGTACACATTATCAATCCTTTGCCATTCAGCCGGCACAATACTCAATAAAAAATAATCTACCATGGCCTGAGGGCGAAGCAATAAAATATATTACAAGACATAAATTTAAAGGCGGAGAAAAAGATTTGTTAAAAGCGAAACATTGTATAGATATGATAATAGAAAGAGATTATGGCAAAAGTTGATACTCAATTTTATGAACGTGCACAAAAAAGATTTAATATTCAATTTAAAAATGTATTAGATATTGGAGCTGCTGCGGGAGATTGGTCGGGGCATGTAAAAGAATTTAATCCTGATGCAAAATTTACACTTATAGAGCCAAATAAATTACATAATGAAAGATTAAAGAGTTTCGGTAAAGTACACAATGTGTATTTAAGTGACGAAGTTAAAGAAAAAGATTTTTATGTATGTCAGGACCCGTTTCAACAAACAGGTAACGGTTTTTTCAAAGAGAGATCAAATGTTCCATTCAAAAAAACTATTGTTAAAACTACAAAGCTTGATCAAGTGGTTGATGAAACCTATGATTTAATTAAATTAGATGTACAGGGGGCTGAGCTTGAAGTTATAAAAGGTGGTATGATTACAATTCAAAAAGCTAAATGGCTTCAAATAGAGATACCTCTTTTCGAATATAATATTGGTGCTCCAAGTATGTATAGTTTGTTGGGTAATTTAAAAGCTATTGGTTTTTATCCATTTGATATTGCACAAATATTATTTAACGTTAGGTGCTTATATATTGATTATGTTTTTGTTAATCGTAATTTACCAACACACGAAGCAGAGGATGCTGTAGTTAATTTTACAAAATATAACGTGAAAAAGAAATGATGTTATTATCAATAGGTATAATACTACTTATATTTTTTTGCATATGTCTTTTGTTAGCCATGTGGAATAAGGAAAAACCGTGAGTCATCAATTAAACTTTATATATTCGGACTCTGATTGGGTTTGCCCATCTGAATACCCCGACCTAAGGGCTGCTGATGAAGTAGCAATTGACCTTGAAACAAAAGATCCAGACCTTAAAAAATTTGGAGCTGGTTGGGCTTATGGTAAAGGCCACATCGTTGGGTTTGCTGTTGCTGCATTAGGTAAACAATATTATTTTCCTATAGCACACGATGCTGGAGGAAACATGGATTTAGATATTACCGTGGCTTGGATGCAAGATTTACTTAAACAGCCAAGCACTAAAATATTCCATAACGCTGCGTATGATCTCGGTTGGTTAAAGTTTAATAATTTTGAAGTTAATGGTCCTATTGTAGATACCATGATCGCTGCAGCTCTTATTGATGAAAATAGATGGAGCTTCTCTTTAAATGCTTGTGCAAAAGATTATTTAGGTGAAATAAAAAACGAAACATTTTTAAATGAGAAAGCCAAAGAGTGGGGCTTAAATGCCAAAGAAGATTTATGGAGAATGCCCGCTGGTTATGTTGGTTTTTATGCAGAACAAGATGCGGGGTTAACTTTAAGATTATGGCAAAGATTTAAAGCAGAGATACAACAGCAATCCTTAAATGATGTTTGGGAAATGGAAATGCAATTACTTCCCGTGCTACATAAAATGAGAGCTACAGGTATAAGGGTTGATGAAGAGAAAGCAAGTTTGCTAAAAAAAGAATTTAAACAGAAAGAATCATTATTACTTTCTCAAATAAAAAAACAAACAACTTTAAATGTAGATATCTGGGCAGCAAGAAGTGTTGCAAAAATTTTTGATCGAATAGGTTTAGAATACCCACGGACACCTAAATCAGGTGAACCATCATTTACCACGAACTGGTTGGCTAATTGTGAGCATCCTGTTGCAAAATTAATCAAAGAAGCTAGAGAGATAAATAAATTTCACTCTACGTTTATCGATTCAATACAAAGATATGTCCATAAGGGCAGAATACATGCAGAGATTAATCAGTTGAGGTCTGATCAAGGTGGCACCGTCTCAGGTAGATTATCATACGCTAACCCTAACTTACAACAAATACCAGCACGTAATAAAGAATTTGGTAACAAGATTCGATCTTTATTTTTACCTGAAGAAGGAAAACAATGGGGTTCGTTTGATTATTCACAACAAGAGCCAAGATTAGTAGCACACTATTCATCGGCCATCGGACAACAACTTGATGGTTCTGAAGAATTTATAAAAGCCTATCAAGATGAATCAGCTGACTTTCATCAGATTGTAGCTGACATGGCACAGATATCAAGGACGCAAGCAAAAACAATAAACTTAGGTTTGTTTTATGGTATGGGTAAAAATAAATTATCAAAGGAACTTGGAATATCAAAAGATAAAGCAGAGATTCTATTAAATCAATATAATTCAAGAGTTCCCTTTGTAAAAAAATTAGCTGAAGCTGTAACACAATCAGCTAGCAAGTTTGGATTTATAAGAACTATTAAGGGAAGAAAATGTAGATTTGATAAATGGGAACCAGCAACATTTGGTATGAATCAAGCTATGAATTATAATGAAGCCAAAGCTAATTATGGAAACAACATAAGGCGTGCTTTTACTTACAAAGCACTAAATAGGCTAATACAAGGATCAGCAGCTGATCAAGCGAAACAAGCTATGATTGATTGTTATAATGCAGGATTTATGCCCATGTTACAGATACATGATGAATTATGTTTTAGTATTTATGGCCAGGATGATATAATTAAGATAAAAAAAGAAATGGAAAACTCGATAGAAAATTTACGTGTGCCATTTAAAGTTGATATTGCACAAGGTTCGAGTTGGGGAGCCATTTATGATCAGAACAATTAATAATTTTTATTCAAACGATCAATCACAAACTATTTTTAATTTTATAATAAAGTCTATGTTTAAAATAGGATGGGAAGACAGTGATGAACCACAACACAAAGCTTATCCAAACATACATAGTGCTTACAGTAAAGAAGAAGTAGATAAAATAAAAGTTTTACCACCTATTCTAAAAGCGATGAAGCTATCAGAAAAGCATTACGATAAATGTGTTATTAATTTAACTAAACCCATGGATGTAAATTTTATACATGTGCATCCTGGTCAAATAGTTGCTCTGTATTTTGCAAACATAACTTGGAATCCAGAATGGGGCGGTGAGACTTTATTTTATAAAAAGGATAGGAAAACAGTTGAGCTCTGTAGCCCATATACTCCAAACAGATTAATTATATTTGATGGTAAGATACCACACACAATAAAATCACAAAACTTGATTGGCCCTGCATATCGGTTTACAATGAGTGTCTTTTTTAATAAACATGTATAGTTGGAGAAACATATGATAATGACTGATGAAGATGCAAAAGATTTCTATGACCAAATAGAAAAAATTAAAAAAGGTAAACCAGAAAGATATATACCTATTGATGAGAGAAAAACATCTTGTTTAAGATGTAAAGATAAAAGAGAAATTTATGTGTACAAGGATACGACTGAGGGAACTGCTGTTCGAGTTGATTGCCCTATGTGTAGTCCACAACGGCCACCGGAAGAATTAAGAAGTGATGGGTTAATCTAAATAACCCGTGCCCTCATCTCTATTTTTCCAACGTTTGTGCCAAGCCCAAACACTTAACTTTGAACCAATGCGCTCAACAATTCCAAAATATTTATCTAATTGTTTCTTGTAGAATTTTTTAAGGTATGTAATCGTGTCAGGAATCGTCTGCAAAATTTTCTAACTCTTCTTTCTTCTCTTTGTTATGACAAATCTTACCAATTAATTTATCTATTTCATTAATGTGTTGGGGGTGTTCACCAATACCAACTGACTTTTCCAAATAAATTTTTATTGTAGCATCTGCTTCTGCTATTTCAGCATCGTATTTTTTATCGAGAGCGTCAAGGAGTGCTTGCTTAAGTGACATAGTTAATAATGTATTAAGCTATTTAAGTTGTAATGTCAAAAAGATCTAATGAAGCATCAATAACGCTTTGTTCATTGATTCTTTTTTTCAGATCTTTAATTTCTATATCTATCCACTTCATGTCAGGTGTTACTCTTTTCTGAGATAACGCCTGTGTTGCCCATTTGGACTCCAGTTGAAGTTTCTTTGATATCAACTCCTGTAGTGCCATTTTTTATCTCCTCGTATGTGATGAATATTCTATTTTTATCGTAGAAGTCTTCATCTTGATATTGAAGCTCCCCGGCTTTCATTTTTTTCTCAGCTAGTTTTAAAGCTTCGCCATCCGTATTAGCACTTATTGTCCCATTAAAATACTTCCCTTTGTATCGTATCTGAACAAAATAGTGCTTCATAAGAGATTATATACCATATATTGTGTAGAGTGCAACCCCTAGGCACCATGGGCTTCTGTACATGTAAATTTAGTAGCTAATCGATTTCGTTCTACTACATCTTGATCTAATGCACTCATAATTTTGATAGATTCTTCATAAGCAGCATTCATACATGTGTTCCATGATTCATAATGAACTGGATACTGAACATAGGGCATACAGGAGAAATCCAAAAAAGAGCACACCGCAATTGACATAAAAAATTTCATTCGTATCCCATTTAATTCTTGCTTTTTTTATAAAGAATTGTTAAATAACGTTATAACTAAAAGGAGTATAACATGAACTATAAACCAAAGTTAGTCAGTGACAATAACGACATGGTGCACGAGATAGAAGATGGAACCAAAGCTATTCTTGTAGAGTTATCTTCTGATGGTAAAATTGTTTTTTATGTAGATGGAGTAAGAGTTGATGCGAATCAATACATACCACCTCATAAAGCAAGTATTGACTTCCATAAAATTATGGACTTCATACAAAACACATTAGAAAGAGCACCACATATGGGGAAAAGACAATGAGTAAAAACACACTATTAAAATCTAGTTGTAAAGAGTGGAGAGAGTTTGCATGTAAAGTAGATAATGTTTTACAAGATATGGTGACAATCGATACTCACGGTAATCCTGTGGTAGAGGATTCTATGTATTTTGATGATGCAGTAAAAAGAATTACTAGATGTCAATTAGATATACTAGGTTCACCAACCTATCCGATCAATGAGTTTGTTGCAAAAGAACTTGTGAAGATTGAGATTGAGAGAAGAAACTTAGAATTTATGGAGAATGCATAATGGGACCT